TCTGTAAGCTTCACCGGTACCGGTGAGGTAGGCACTGTTGCGCTTGTCACAGATCAGGTTATTGCAGTTACCGGCCTTGAGGCTACGGGTGAACTCGGTACGGTCTTTGTTTCTACCGAGCAAATCCTTTTAGTCACAGGGCTAGAAGCTCAGGCAATCCTCAGTGATGAAGTCGTCGTTGCTGACGCGATTGTTATTGAAGATGGCGTTGAGGGTACAGGGGAGCTAGGCGATGCCACAGTCTTCCTTGAACTTATTGTGCCGGTTACGGGTGTTTCGGCATCCGGACAGATCGGTACCGTTTCTCTTGTCACTGAACAGATATTGTCGGTTACGGGAGTTGAAGGCACGTTCCAGATCGGTAACTTTATTGTTATCGCTGGGCACACTCAGGTCGTAACGGGCCTTGAAGCAACTAGCGAACTGGGCGATGTAGCGGTCTTTACTGAACAAATTCTGGCGGTAACCGGACTTGAGGCGACCGGAGAAATTGGCACAGTATCGCTTGTTACGGACCAAATTCTTGACGTTACAGGTGTTTCGGGCACTGTTGAACTTGGCGATGTTGTTCAAAAATCTGAGTACCTTGTCACTGGGGTATCTGCGACAGGCGAGATTGGTACGGTAAGTGTTGAAGTTGCATACCTCGTTACAGGGGTTTCCGCAACAGGTAGTATCGGCTCACAATCGCCCGCTGTTAACGTATGGGGCTTAATTAATACAAACCAGAACGCGAACTGGACGCAAATCGCGGCGTGAGGTAATTAAAGATGGCTAGTACATATTCAACTAATTTGGCCCTTGAGTTGATCGGCACGGGCGACCAAGCCGGTACGTGGGGTAACACTACAAACACGAACCTCGGCACGCTCATTGAGCAAGCCATCTCTGGTTACGTCACTCAGGCCGTCGCAACCGGTACTGACACGACCATCACGATCCCGAACGGTGCGACCGGTGTCGCCCGTAACATGTTTATTGAACTGACGGGAACCGGTGGAGCCAGTACGAATTTAATCGTGCCTGCCAACAAGAAACTTTACTTCATCTACAACAACGCTTCTGGCGCGGTGACGGTGAAAGTGGCCGGTCAGACCGGCGTTTCTGTTGCAGTAGGTGCCAAAGTTATCTTGGTGTCGAACGGTACGGATGTTGTTGAAGCAACGACGTACTTGACTGCGGTCCCAAGCAGTTTGTCGGTTACGACGTTAAGCGCGTCTTCGGCCAACATCACCACGCTCTCAGGTACAACTGCCAGCTACACAAACGGTAGTTTCACCTCGGCTAACATCACCACGCTCTCAGGTACAACTGCCAGCTACACAAACGGTAGTTTCACCTCGGCTAACATCACCACATTAACGGGCACAAGTGCGACGTTTACCACTTCGTCAGATGGCGCAGGAAACCTTCGTAACATCCCGTCAGTGGGTGCCGCAAAAACATCTTCTTACACGTTGACAACTTCTGACATCGGTGAGTTTGTTACGGTGGGTACAAGCGGTGCTATCACGGTGCCGAACGATGTATTTAGTGCAGGTAACGCAATCTCTATCTACAACGACACGACGGGTGATATCACGATTACCTGTTCAATTACGACTGCGTACATTGCTGGTACCAACACTGATAAAGCCACGATGACACTAGCTACTCGCGGGCTTGCTACGTTTTTGTTCGTTAATCCGTCACTCTGCGTTGCATCAGGGAATCTCACCTAATGAGCGGGATAATGATGTTGCTCCTAAGTGGAGCAATTAAAAAGAAGACGCAAATTGCTTTAGCGTTTTTTGCAAGTGATACATGGATAGCTCCCGCTGGTGTCGCTGCTGTTGATTACTTAGTTGTTGCGGGCGGCGGCGGTGGCGGACATCGTGCCGGTGGCGGTGGCGGTGCAGGTGGATTTCGTACAGGAACTGCGCTGTCTGTAACTGCGGGAACTTCTTACACTGTTACAGTTGGCGCTGGCGGCGCTGGCTCAAGAAACGCGGATGCAAAAGGGGATAGTGGAAATAATTCCGTTTTTAGCACTATAACTTCTGCTGGCGGAGGCGGTGCAGGATCGGCGGGTCCGGGGTCAGGCGCATCTCCTGTTATGACAGGATTAAGTGGTGGTTCAGGAGGAGGAGCAGCCGGTAATCCAAACACTGCGGCTAGTGGTGGCTCAGGCAATACACCTTCTGTAAGTCCATCGCAAGGTAATAATGGCGGTAATGGTTCTACATCTGGATACGGCGGCGGTGGCGGCGGGGCTTCTGCTGCTGGCAATAATGGCGGAACCACCATTGGTGGAAACGGTGGAAACGGCACTGCATCATCTATTACTGGTTTATCCCTTACTTATGCTGGCGGTGGCGGAGGCGGATCGTTAGGGACAGGTGGAACGGGTGGCGGAGGTAACGGCGGTACTGGCGCTGGAGTTGCAGGCACTGCTAACACTGGGGGCGGTGGAGGTGGCGGTGGGTATCCTTTTGTTGACGGCGGTAACGGTGGTTCTGGCGTTGTTGTTATTAAATATGAAGTTGCCACGCCTCAAGTATTGACATTCAAATCCTCTGGAAAATTCACTGCTACAGATGGTGTAACAACCGCAGATTACCTTGTTGTAGCAGGCGGTGGAAATGGTGGCGGTGGTGGCGGTGCCGGTCAAGCAGGGGGCGGCGCTGGAGGTTTTAGAGTTGGAACAGGATTCTCTATAACTTCAGGAACTGAATACACTATCACTGTGGGTGCAGGGGGAGATTTTAATAACGGTTCAGATTCTGTTTTCTCGACCATCACTTCAGCAGGAGGTGGTGGTGCAGGTGGTGCCGGAGGTTCTGGTGGCGGCGGTGGTACTGCATTACCTCGTACTGGTGGCGCAGGCAATACACCTTCTGTAAGTCCATCGCAAGGTAATAACGGTGGAACCGGTACAGCCTTTACCGGCGGTGGCGGTGGCGGTGCTGGCGGAGTAGGTGCGAATGCTGTTACTACATCTGGCGGTAATGGCGGTATCGGCGCTGTGTCATCTATTTCCGGTTCATCCGTTACTTATGCTGGCGGCGGTGGCGCTGGAGGTTCGTCTACTAATGGTATAGGTGGTGCTGGCGGCGGCGGTGACGGAGGTTTACAAAGTCCAGTTGCAACTGCTGCTGAAAATGGAGAAGCCAATACAGGCGGTGGCGGTGGCGGTGCTGCTAATAATCCTGCTCCACTTAATGTTGGTGGTAATGGCGGTTCAGGTATCGTAATTATCAAACTTAATTAGTGAATATTATGAAAACTACTAAAACCTACATGATTGTCGGTATTGATACAGCAATGCATTTGCTGCGACCGGGTGCAAAGTGGGAGTTTACCGGTGGCGTTGGGTTTACCCGTTGGGACGATCCGCGCCCATGCCCGTCTGTTGAAGAAGTAATGGAGACGGTTGAAAAAATTAAAGCGTTTGAAGACAGCATCAACACTATTCTCTTACCAGAACAAAAAGCGGCTTTTGAGCAGCAACTGGAAGATATCGAAAAGGCGTACGCTGCTTGAATCTGTACAGCATATTCCCGACGCCGGTCGCCAAGTTTGAGATTGGCCGTGAGTTCACCGCCGATGAGTTAGCGTTCGTGGATTCGCAGCCGACGCACAAGAACATGGGCAACACGACGAGCAATGATCACTATGTTTTGCGACATGATACGTTTGCCAAACTGCGGGAGTTCACGGAGTCCTGCGTTGCGGAATATCTGAAAACCATCTACGCACCGAAGCATGACGTATCGCTGCGGCTTACCCAGTCATGGCTGAACTACACCAAGGCTGGCGAGTTTCATCACAAGCACGCTCATCCAAACTCGTTTGTTTCCGGTGTGCTGTACCTAAAGGCAGCGAGAGAAAAAGACAAGATTTACTTCTACCGTGACGGCTACCAGCAGATCAAACTGCCGACAGATCAATGGAACTTGCACAACAGCGAGTCATGGTGGTTTGAGGTTGGCGCAGGCGATCTGATGCTGTTTCCGTCTAGCCTGACGCACATGGTTGAAACCGTGCAGGGTGATGAGCGGGTATCGTTGGCGTTTAATACGTTTCCGGTTGGATATATCGGAGATGAAAATAATTTGACGGCGTTACATCTTGAGAATACTCAAGGCGCAGCATAACGATTTTCCTGAGTTTTATGC